CGCCGTGGGCGCCGTCGTGCGGCAGGAAGTCCGTGCCCCAGCGGTACGGCAGCTTCTCCATCTGCTCCACGTACCACTCCAGCGTCTTCTGGTTGTCCTGCATGAAGTTGATGACGCGGAAATCCATGGCCGTGCGCTGCACGAAGGCGATGGCCATGTTGTCGGCCCAGCCCAGGTCCCAGACCGTGTGCACGGGCAGCTTGGGGTTGTAGGGCACCAGGCACACGCGGTCGTCGTTGTACAGGCGCTCCACCTCCTTGGCGTAGATCGCGCCGGCCAGGGTGCGCTTGGGGCGGCCTTCCCACACGTTCCAGTAGGTGTCCGGGTCGCGCTTGAAGTGCCGGCGGCGCTCCTTCTCCAGCACCTCCGGAAACCAGGGGTTGTCCCGCCAGTTGATTTCGCACAGCCAGGTGTCGCTGTCGGCGGCCTCGATGAACCGCGCATAGGTGGCGTCCGTGGCCAGGTCCGGGTTCAGCGTGAGCCAGATTTCCGAGCCAGGCCGGCGGATGGTCGGCACCAGCACCTCCCAGCTGCGCGCGCTGACGCTCTGGGCCTCTTCCACCCACACGATGTCAATGGCCTCGTAGGACTTGATGGAGTCCACCGTATGGCTCTGCAGGCCCGCGAACAGGATGAGCGTGCCGTTGGCGCCGCGGATCTCCGTGTCCAGCACCTCGTAGAAGCCACCCAGGCCAAGGGCCGCGATCTGGTCGGACAGCAGGCGGTGTACCGAGTCCCGCATGGACTTCTGGATCTCGCGCGCGCACAGGATGCGCAGCGGCCGGTTGCTGCCCATCACCAGCAGGGCCATGGCCACAGACCAGGACTTGGCGCCGCCGCGCCCGCCGTACATGACCTTGAAGCGCTTGGGCTGGAACAGGCCGCGCAGCTTGGAGGGGAACTCGACACGAACGCGCGAGCGGTCTACCTCGTAGTCCTCGGCAAAATCTGGCTCCGGGTCCTCGCCGGCCAGGTGCGCGGCCTGCATGCTGGCAGACAGCAAGCTCATGCGCCCTCCCCGTCGCGCGGGTCGTGCTCACGCGCTGGCGCATCCACGAAGTGCAGCTCGAAGTGGCCCACGTTGCCGCCACCGTTCGGCCCCTTGCCCGCGTCCTTGTCGTTCATGCCGAAGGCCTGGCGCTCCATGTCCACCACGATGCGCAGGCTCTCGGCCAGCACCTTCATGGTCTTGGAGCGCTCCGGCAGGCTGATGACCTTCTGGTAGAGGTCGTTCAGCTTGTCCATGCCGTTGTCGTCTGGCGCGCGCAGCATCTCGCCCAGCTCCTGCAGGTAGGCCACCGTGTCCGCGTCTGCCATCTGCTCCAGCTCATCCAGCAGCGCGTTGGTGATCTTGCGTGCCCGCTGGATGTCCCGCCTGTGCGCCAGCCGGATGGTGGCCACAGCCTGCGCATTCGCGTCCACCACCTCACGTTCGGACGCAGTACGCTCCGCGCGTACCTCGCTGCGTACCGCCTCTTTGCGTACCAGCTGCTCTGCCTTCTCCTGGATGCGCTCCGACAGGTCACGGCTCCAGTCGTCACGCTTGGCCCGCTTGCGGATCGCCCCCTCGCTGATGCCCTGCTCCGCTGCGATCTGCCTCAGGCTCTTGATGCCCGCCCTGTAGTCCAGCTCGATGCGCTCCCACTGGGGGGACTGCTTGTGTTCCTTGCTCATCCGCCCGAAGCTGGCAGGCTTGGGACGCTTCAAACTACTCGAGCACTAAAGTCAGTGCACTTTCGAGTCTTCTACAGGCCGTAGAACGGGCGGTTGGCTTCGATGCGTGCCTGCTCGCTGGCGGGGTAGCGGCGTTCGGCCAGCAACTGCTGCAGCGCGGCGCGGCCCAGGTCGCGCAGCGGGGTGTAGAAGGCGCTGACGGCCAGCTCGTCCAGTGCGCGCCAGGCATAAACCTGGGCGTCGATGAACAGGATGTCCTCGGCCGGGCGCGGCAGCGCGGCGGCCTGGCGCGCATAGAGGCAGGCCAGGGCGAACTCGGATCGCTCGCGGTGGTAGCGCGCCAGCTCGCACAGGGGCTCGGCCCGCTGCGGTCGCGCGGCATAGGCGGTGAGATAGGCCTCGCGCACGGCGGCCGGCTCGGCGCCCGAGCGCTCCAGCAGCACGCCGATCTGGAACAGCGCAAACCACTGCTCCTCGGCCCAGCCGCCCATGGCGGCGCGCTGCCGGTACCAATGCAGGCTGGGCTGGATCTGGCCCGCGTCGCGGTGGCTTTGCGCCAGATAGAACACGTTGCGCGTGTTGCCAGGCTGCTCGCGCACGGCCTTTTCGAGCACGGCGATGTCGCGCAGGTAGGTCTGCGGGTCCCGCGCCCGCGCGCCGTCGTGCGAGACATCGATGTACGGCCCCGCCAGCATCTGCCAGGCCTGGTGCGCCGGGGCGGTCAGGTACTCGTGCAGCACGCCTTCCCAGCGCCAGTCCACGCGCGTGGCGATCAGCGCATTGCGCTGGTATTCGGTGCCCGCCATGTGGCAGGACAGCATGCAGCCGTCCGCCTCCAGCGCCGGCCATGCAAAGCCTTCGGGCACGCGCAGCTGCTCGTCGGCATCAATGAACAGCAGGTAGTCACCGTGCGGCCGCGCCAGCTCCAGCGCCTCGTTGCGGTTGTGGGCGAAGTCCACCCAGGGCCGCTCGTGCAGGCTGCCGGGTATGCCCTCCATGCACTGGCGCACCAGGTCCTGCGTGCCATCGCTGGAGCCCGTGTCCACGATCACCCAATGGTCCACCCACGGCTTGACCGAGGCCAGGCAACGCGCGATCACCGGGGCCTCGTTCTTGACGATCATGTTCAGGCAGATATGGACGCGGCGCGCAGGTCGCATAGCGAGCTCACTGGCAGGAGGCCACCACGATCAAACCGGTAACTGCCGTATTGAAGGCCTGGGTGCCAACCAACTGCACAGTCATGGTGTCGCCTGGCGCGTAAGTGGCGGGGCCGGACACATCACATGTGGGGTTGGCATTGGAAAGCGTACAGATCGGCACGCCCGACACATTGGAGAAGTTCTCGTTTACGCCTCGACGCAGCTGCAGCGTCAGGCTCAACGCCCTGTTCTCTGTCAGCATGGCGCGCAATGAAGCATTGGTGCATGAGGTGTGTACCATGCGCTGCGCATCGGTCTCGAATGTGTTACCGCCGCCGTTGGCAAACAAATAAATTGTGCCGTTGCCAGCGCTGTTGCCGCGGGCAGGAGTTGTATACGTCTGGAAAAACCCACCCGAGCCTGCAGGCCCCTGGACTCCTGCAGGGCCTGTGGGGCCTTGAAGTCCAGCTCCTGTGGCACCCGTCACGCCCTGGATGCCCTGGATTCCCTGAATGCCTTGCGCGCCCTGGGGCCCTGTGGGACCTGTGTCACCCTGGGCCCCTGTCACGCCCGTAGCCCCTGTCATGCCGGTCGGGCCCGTCGGGCCGGTTGCACCCGTGGCCCCTGTAGGTCCGGTGGGTCCAGTCGCGCCAGTGGCCCCCGTCGAACCCGTGGTGCCTGGGGTGCCCGCACCGGTGGCCCCAGTCGGACCAGTGACTCCCGTTGCGCCTGTCGGTCCAGCCACCCCCGTGGCGCCGGTCACGCCTGCTGGGCCTGTTGCCCCTGTGGCGCCGGTCGCACCTGTGGCTCCCGTAGCGCCAGTTGCCCCGCCGCCCACACCCGGCGCGCAATGCACCAATTGCCCCGTGGCGCCGTCAACGCACAGCAGCTGGTTGCCAGTGGCTGCATCGGCAGGCAGTGCTGGTACCAGAACTTCGCCGGTGTTTTGCACTCGCAACCGCTCGGCGCCTGCCGAATTCTTGATCACGAAATTGCCGCCTGCAGGCATCGTGATGCTGATGTCTGCAGCATGCGCTGTGGGAGCCAGGAAACCGGCGCCCATGCACATAGCAAGCATAAGGCGTGAGGGGATAGAAGTTTCTTTACGGGACATGGTTTAGCTGCCGATGAGATAGAAGCACGTCCATGCAGGCTCACAACAGCCACACGAGGACGAAAACGAAGGATCAGTTCAAGACGTTGTGCGGGTGCGGCGTTGTCGACGAACAGCCACACCACCGAGCATCAGGCTCAGCAACATCAACCCGTAGGTACTGAGCGTTGGAATACTGGCCGGAGAGGCTGCTACAACAGCCCCGATCTGAACATTGCCAGGCACGATGCTTCCACTGGGGTTTGACAGCGTGGCGCCAGGCCCCATCGTGACGACGGCAGTGCCGGGGCCCGAAGAGGTCAGGATCACCGGCTTTCCAGGCGTGCCAAGGGTAAGTGTGCCCAGCACCGTGAGGTTGGTGCCCGCAGGAAGGACGATGGTGGGCGGCAAGGGACCCGTGCTGATCAACGTCAGGTCCTTCACGACGATGTTGCCGCTCAGTTGAAGGGTGGAACCAGGTGCGCAGGTGTCCGACAGCACCACGCTGCTGGTGCCCAGGTTCAATGGCACTGTGCTCGTAAGGTCACCACTGACGTTCAGTTGCCCCCCTGTCCCAGTGACCGTAGCCCCTGAGTCGAAAGCGAACGAGCCAGTGTCAAAACTCCCCGTACCCAAAGTCAACTCGCCCTGCATGATGACCGCCGTGCAAGGAAGCTGAAAAGAGCCTCCAGCAAGATCAATGCTGCTCCCCGGCGGCATGACCATCTGTCCCCATGCCGATCCACACACCGCTGCGCTCAGAACCAGCGAAGCAAAGCTACGCTTACCAAGTCCTACCATTTGATGATCTCCGCGACGGGGCGTAAGGCCCCTAAGTTTTCAAGCGGGCACGCAACCTCCCTGGTGCAGGCCCCAGCGGCATGATCATCAGATACAAAATAGCATTTAGTTAACAAAAATTAACAATTGATAGCCTAGTTTCATTTATCGAAAGCTATTAACTATTAGCGCGCTATCTAAAGGCGTGCACTCTTTATGCGTAGGTGTCGCCCACCTGGGGCTGGGCTCCGTGGTTGTGGTCATATTGCCGATCCCTCTTTCAGTCGGTAGCGAAGCACTGGCTTGCGCGCCGGCAGCTCGGTGAGCCGGCTTTCCACCTGGCCCTCACGCACCAGGTACAGCAGTGCCCAATCGATCTCCCCTTTGCTGCGGCCCAGGGCCAGCACCAGTTCGGAATGGAAGAACCAGCGCCCGGGGGCCTGGCGCAGAAACCGCAGCAGCACGTCGGTGCCACTTCCCGGGCGGATGACGCCCGCGGGGCGCGGGTTGTTGTGTCGTGCCCCCTCCTCGTGCCAGCCCTCCAGCTGGCCAAGCTACCGGAACACGAGGGCGAGGGAATCACCATTCCTGCAGCTGCCTGGCAGGCCTTTACCGACGAGCACGCCAGCTTGCTGCAGCAGATCCAGCTGCAGGGACTCCAGGCCACGGACCTGCCCCACTGACCCACCACCCCGTCAACCACGCCCCGCCACCTGGCGGGGCGTTTGCATTGCTGAACCGCAGCACGCCACATGAGTGAAACCGCTCTCACCCTCAAACAGGCGGCCGAACGGCTGCAGGTTTCCTACGGAACCGTCTTCGAAAGGCGGCATGAGATCGCCTTTCGCCTACCCGGATCGCGCATATGGCGCATCTGGCCATCTGCCCTTGCGGCCCTCAATAAACCTCGCAACAATGTCACCCGGCTATCGTTGCGGAACCAGGATAGTGAATGCCCATCCGCAAAGATCAAACTTCCGGAATCTGGTGGATCGATCTACGCACGCCAAGCGGCGAAA